GCCGCTAGTGCTCCACCTAGTGCAACTGCCGCCGCACCTTGCATAACTTTTTCTGCAACGTCTTGAGCAAAAGTATCTTTAAGTGTTTCCATACTTGCTTCTTTGTTTGCTAGAATAACATTATCCATAAATGCTTTTACCAAAGGATTGTCTGGATCTTGTTCTGCAAGTTTATCAATAGCCGCAAACATTTTATCATTAAAAACTTCTGGTCCTACTGTTAATTCTTTAATTGCGTATACTGTATTACCGTCTGCATCTACACCTTCAATTTGTGTTGTAACGTTAGCACTCCAAGGTTTATCTGAACCAGGTAGTTTTGTTTCAATTTTATTTGTAAAGGTTTCTCCTGCTTCGTATTCGCCTTCTATGCCGCCAATTACTTTTGGTTCATCACCCATGAATGTTTTTAATTCGCTACTTGAACTCATTGAAATACCTTCACGGAAGTTTGCTTGGTCAACTGCTCTTTCTAATTGTGTAGCCGCTTGTAAATCTTCAAACTCTGTTTCGGTCATTCCTGCTTTTAATAGTGCATCTTTGTTTTCATCTAGCCAACCGTTACGTGGAAATTCACTTGAGTCAATATTAAATTTGTCATTAAGTTCTTCTGCTGAATATTCTGCTTTAACTGTTCCTACTTCGTCACCTGATAGTTTGTCTGCATCAGGTGCACCATCGTCTGCTGGTTCTCCATAGTCGCCATCATCGCCCGGAAGAGGCTCAGCGTCTGTGCCAGTGTCAACATCATTACCTTTAACTACTACATCAACGCCTCTACCTTCAATACCAAATTCACTTTGTATTGCATCAATTGAACCTTTAAGGTTTTCGCCGCCACCTAGTTGTACAATTTTGTCATTAAGTTGATCTAACTGTTGCTGTAGTACTTCACCTTCTTCACCACTTAGTCTTGGAAGCATTTCTTCCATTGCTGAACGTGCTTGAATTAGTTCTTTGGCCGCATCAGCATCTATGTCCGTTAGAGATGTTGCGTCCATGGCATCTATTTGACTAATATCAATAGCACCATCTTGGTTTACAAAAATATTTGTAACTTCTGCTGGGAATAAATCTTCTGCCGCACTTGAAATAGCAGAGCCTAATGCACCTGCAACAGCACCAAGTGCCGCGCCTTTAACACCTTTAGCCATCGCAACTGACAGTTTATCACCCTTAATAGTATTGTTTGCTAGTTTTAAGAAGAAACCAATTGCGGCACCTGACAAAATACCGCCACTTGCAAATGCAAGTACGGAAGTCATTGCACCAATAATAAATGCACTCTTGGCTGGATTTTCTTTAGCAAAACCGCCCCACTTCTCAACACCTTGAAGAATTTTTTGTCCTGCTGGGTTGCCTTGTAGTTTAGTTTTTAGTTGTGCTTTTAATTTTTCAAACTGTTGATCAAAGTTTTTAACAGGACCGCTTTCAGCCGCTTGTTTAATTAACTTATCAAGTTCTGCTTTCATCTTGCCTGAGACTTCAGCAGTTACTTTGCCTGCTTTACCCAAGGCTGTTAGGTTGTCACCACCTTCAATTGCAACTTTTTCTGCGTTAGTAAAAATATCTTGCACTTGGTTAGCAGTAAGTTCTGCTTCCATGAGTCTGTTAAACTCTTCGTATAACGGCCATACACGTTTTTCCCATTGGCCAATGTGTAATTGTTGTGCTTCAGTTAAAACGTTCCAACCTTCGTTAAGAATAGTTTGTGATTTTAAGTTATACGTGGTTACTTCGTGCAGTTTCATTATTATCTACCTTATAGTAATGCCGCTAGTTCTTTTTTCTGTTGCGGAGTAAGTTTATCTAGTTGTGCCTGAATGTTTTTTGGAATGCCATTGGCTCCTGCTTGACCGCTACCGCTTTGTGCTGTCGCACCTCCTTGTGCTGTAGCACCGCTATCGCTACCGCTTTGTGCTGTCGCACCAGCGCCTTGTGCTGAACCGGCTCCGCCGGCGTCATTGCCTTCTGGCCCACCAAACTTACCGCCTAAACTTGGATCTGCTTCTGGTTCATTACCAACAGCCGCTTGTCCTGCCGCTCCTTTAAATGTATCTTGTGCAACTTTAGTTAAAATGTCATCTACTTGTTTGGGAGTTAACTTTCCTGACATTCCTTTAAGTCTAGCAGTTGATAGTTTTTCTTTTGCTAAGAAGTCTGCTAGTGCAGAAGCATCCGGTGCTTTAGTTCCTGCACCTGTTTGATTAGCAAATTGTGTCCATTTAACACCAATTTCTTTTGCACGATCGTTTGATTGTGCTTTTCCACTTAATCCTGCCGAGGTATTTTTCATACCTACTGCACCTGCCGCTTTTGCACCTACTTTACGTGCAATATTACCTAATGCACTACCACCAGGGGCTTCATTTACAGCAGATTCACTTATAATTTGATGAATTTTCATTATTTTACTCCCGTTGTATTATATTTATGTATAATTATTGATATTTACCTAGTAAATATTCAATCATGAGATATACATATGACGTAGTTGATGCTCGTGGGGAAGTTATCGAACAGAATCTTTCCTCAGAAGAAGAAGCACATACATATATTGCAATGTTACAAGATCAAGGACACGATACAGCATCGTGGACCATCGTAAAGAATGAACATTATACAGTTAAAGGATTAGGACGTGATCCAGATTTACATTGATGACCCTTGTGATGATGTTTCACATTGGATTGGATTCATTTGATTTGTTACTTCGTAACAAATTGTTTTCGCTTTGCTCAAACACTTTATTTTTTATATGATTAAGTAATAAACGCGATAGCGTTTTAGCATCATGTAGATAGTTGAGCCACAATTCGCCCGTTGCCGGACGAATTGAGTGGTTTCACATCATGTGAGTTAGCATCACCACAACTGTTTAAGAAGATTTATGCGGTTTAGCGTATAAAATAGATTTATACGTTCTAACGCATATCGGAGGCGGCAGACCTATAACCCCCTACTTCAGCATTCGCAAAATCCGCGGAAGGCAGTTAATCCCAAACAGTTCGAAATCACTTGCCTGTGTGTTGTATCTTTTTCACAGAGCACACATCTTTTATGCCTAAGTTAGCATTGTCCTTGCAACACGCCAGTATCTGAATATGGTATCGCACATATCCTCAAGGCGAGTCGAGCATCCCCGACCAAACATCATTGCTATGTAGTTGTTACTTGTTGTATTCTAGTAGTGCCTGTCGCAATTTATCAGAACCGCCCACTCTTACGTTAATAATACCGTTATAATAGTCGTCTGTTTCTAATACTCGGCGGTCAAATTGCTCTCTTGCCTCTATATAGGACATCTCTGCCCGTGATTTGCAAAGGTATAGTATTTCTCTTGTGAAGTTTTCTGGGCCTAGTTGTTCTACGTCTACTAATAGTTTATCAGACGACCCCCAGTAGTCTTTCCAATCTGATTCTTTGTGTCCTCGACGCTTATTTTTGCGTCCTTTTAGGGGAGGTTTAGTAGTTTTGAATTTGGCTAGTTTTTTGCCTATGTATTTTTGCCCGTTAGTTGTATTTGTTATAAGATAAACAAAGCCTTCATACTCTTCTGGTATAGATTCAATTGTTTTTCCCTGATAAGTCCATTGCATAATGGTACTTATTTGTGCCTATGTTTCGTCTGTTGTATTTTGGCTTTTGTTATCAACGTAATCACTCATAATTTCGTTTCTACGTTCACTGCAAAGCCTACGTATTTCGCTTAACCACTTTCTAGCCGCACGTTTAGTACGTTCGCTCTTGCGAATTTCAAAGGCTTCGTTGGCTTTGTAGTATTCCATGTAAGCCTTTGTAAGTTTGTCATGCGTGTCTTGTGGTATATCGCTCATTCTACTATTTCAATATCGTTATCGTAACTTGTAAAGCCGTTTTCTTTTACAACTTTCAGTACATTATTAACTCTACCAATTAATTCGTCTTTGTGCGAAATCAAATAGATGTTTTTATTACGTTCTCTACCCATCTTTTTAAGAATACTCAAAGAACTTTCAACACCTGCACTATCCATACCACTATCAATCAACTCATCAATGAACAATAAGTTAATATTTTGATATAATGATTCCCAAACATCACGGAACGCCCAACTCATACCAAGTATAAGTCTATTTCGTTCACCTCTTGACAAGTTATCAAAGTCTAAGTCCTGTCCTAGTTGTTGAATTTCAACTGATAAGTCGTTTTGGAATACAACAGTATGTGGCAAACCTACTTTATCCAAGTAATATGTTAGCCTGTTGTTTAGATATGCAAGATTTTGTTCAATAATCTTTTTACGTATGAACGAATCTTTGTTAGTTAACAGTTTATACAAGAATTCTTGATGGTCCTTGTAACTAGTAAGTTCATTTACAGTATCCCATTCGATCTCTTGAATAGCAGTATCCTTGAGATCATCAATTTGTTCTTGATAAGGATCTGTTTCTGCTTGTTTTTCTTCTAATACTTTTTTTAAGTTTTCAACATTGCTTCTATGATCATATGCTTCTTTAGCAACATCATAAAATGTAATAGGCTTTGCATCAATCTCACCAATGTCACTAATCTTTAGGTTAACTTTTTCAAACTTATCAGCAATTTCAATCATGTATGTGTGTGCATCACCGTAGTCACGTTGCAGTTCTTCTAGTTTGTCATCGTGTAGGTCTTGTCCACAAGCATAACATTTTGCGTGTTCTAGGTCGTCCAACTCTTTTCCAAGTTTATGAACATTTTTATCTGCTTGTTCCAAGGCACGTTCAATTGTTGCTCTTTCTTTTAGTAAATTAGAGTGTCTAGTTGTTGTTTCTGTCCAAGTTGCAAGTTTTTCATGTGCTTCTAGTTCTGCTTCAATGTCAACTTGCTCTAATTCCTTAATACCTTTTTCTAATTTAAGGCATTCTTCTCTGTTTTGTGCAATCCACGCCTTGCGTCTGCTTTCTAACCGACCAATGTTTTCAGTAATTTTTTCATTGCTGGTTTTGATTGCTGTAATTTTTGCATTTTCTTCTGTAATACTATCTCTTGTTTCTTTAATTTTATCTCTAAGCATATCTGCTTTTTCAGATAGGATAGTAATACCTAAAAGTTGCTCAATGATAGCACGTTGGTCATTGTTTTTCATTGATAAAAATGGTTCTGTGTATGTGTTTAGTGCAACAATATGCTTAAACATATCATGGCTCATACCTAATAAATCATTAATATCTTCTTGTGTTTTACGACTGTCGCCTTGTGATTCGTCAGTCATTTCTTGTTCATTACCGTTAATACTAAACTTTAGTAAGTTGGGTTTACGTCCTCTTTCAATATGATACTCTACTCCGTCTTTTTCAAACGTAAGAGTTACCAACATTGCTTTGTTATTTGTTTTGTTTACAAGATTATCACGCCTAATGTTGGTTAATGCCATACCAAATATAGCATATGAAAGGGCGTTAATGATAGTGGTCTTACCTGTTCCGTTTCTAGAGCCGCTATCATCACCACCTTGGTCTAAGTTTTCACCTAGCACCAACGTTAATTGCTGTTTATCAAAGTCAACTGCTTGTGTAGCATTACCTACACTCATAAAATTCTTAACTGTGAGA